GGCGTCGCCGTGCCGCTCGACGCGGCCGCGGTGGTGCTCGGCGTGAGCGAGGGCGACCTCGCCGCGATGCTCGCGGGGGCGCGGGGCGAAGGCGGCGAAGCGGGGGCGGTGTGAACGGCACGAAGATCACCCCGGGCGACCTCGCGACGGCGTGGGAAGTCTACCAGCGCGAGGGGACGTGGCAGGCCGCGGCCGACGCGATCGGGCGGGCTCAGTCCGTCGTGCGTCGCGCGCTGTTGCGGCAGTACACGTCGGCGAAGTCCGGCAAGGTCGACGTATACGCACGCGCGCTCGACGAGGTGGCCGGCGAACTCGCGGCGACGCAGGCGAAGGCCGCCGCGAAGCTGCGCAGGGCGCTCGACTCCGCCGACTCGGAGACGCTGCCCGACGTGGTGGCGCAGATCAACGACACGGTGCGCGCGGTGACGCAGTCCCGCACGGCGCACGCGAAGCTGACGGGCGCGCACGCGCCGGAGAAGCATGACCACACGGTCGATGCGGTCGACGACCTCGCTCGCCGAGTCGCTCGCCTCGCTGAGTCCGACGGCGAGGGCGAAGGCGCTCACGGGCCTCACTAACGCGCAGGCGAAGGCGCTGCTGCACGACTGGCGCTTCTGGGGCCGGCCGGAGCAGCAGGAGCCCGCGGGCGAGTGGCGTACGTGGCTCATCCTCGCGGGGCGCGGTTGGGGCAAGACGCGGACGGGCGCGGAGACGGTGCGGCGGTGGGCGACCTCGGGCCGCTTCGAGCGCATCGCCCTCGTGGCCCGCACCGCGGCCGACGTGCGCGACGTGATCGTCGAGGGCGAGTCGGGGCTGCTCGCGATTCACGCGGCGCACGAGCGCCCAGAGTGGAACCCGACGCGGCGCCGGCTGGAGTGGCCGAACGGCGTCATCGCAACGACGTACAGCGCCGAGGAGCCGGACCAACTCCGTGGCCCGCAGCACGCCGCCGCGTGGTGCTTGGTGGGGGAGACTCTCGTCACAATGGGCGACGGATCGCAGCGGTACCTAGCGGACCTTCGCGTCGGAGACGTCGTGGCGACAAGGCTTGGCCCGCGCGCCGTGACCGCCCATGCAATGACTCGACGCAGCGCCCCGCTATGGTCGCTGATGACCGACGACGGGACAGAGATTCTCGGCACCGAAGATCATCCCGTGTGGGCAGACGGCGCGTTCACGCGGCTTGCTGATGTGCGACCAAGTGCTATGATGTTGTCATGGCACGCACCATCGAGTTCAACGGGCAGAAGTTCTTCTTCAACGGCCGCGACTACTTCCGCAACCCTCGCGGACAACTGCTGCATCGGGTCATGTGGGAGCACTTCAACGGCCCCATCCCGAAGGGCTACATCGTCCACCACGTCAACGAGGACAAGACCGACAACCGCATGGAGAACCTCCTGCTCATGGAGCGTGCGGAGCACATGCGCCATCATGGCCCTCGCGGCTTCGCTGTGGCCTCGACCGAGTGGCGGCAGCAGCATGCGCGCGAAGGCTGGGCCAATCGCCAGCCTGTCGAACGCGTGTGTTGCCTCTGCAACGGCACCTACGCAACCAAGAGCACCTACAGTTCGTGGTGCAGCGTCAAGTGCCGTGTCGCTGCGCGCTATCGCGGTCTCACGGGTCCGTCGAATCGCAAGACGAGCTGACGTTTACGACATCGCCGTTGACGGAGCGCACGAGTTCTTCGCCAACGGGCTACTGGTTCACAACTGCGACGAGCTCGCGGCGTGGCGCTACTCGGATACGTGGGACCAACTCCAGTTCGGGCTGCGCCTCGGCGACTCGCCGCGGGTGATCGTCACCACGACGCCGCGCCCGACGCCGCTCGTGCGCTCCATCGCCGCGGCGCCCGACACGGTGCTTACGCGGGGCGCCACGAAGGACAACCGCAAGAATCTCGCGAAGGGCGTCGTCGCCGATCTTGAGCGCCGCTACGCGGGCACCCGCCTCGGGCGGCAGGAACTTGACGGCGAGATCCTCGACGACAACCCCGGCGCGCTGTGGAAGCGCAGCGCGATCGACTCCGCCCGCATGCGCGAGGCGCCGCCGCTGCGCCGCATCGTGGTCGGCGTCGACCCCGCCGTGAGCGCCACGGCGCAGAGCGACGAGACGGGCATCGTGGTGGCGGGCGTCGGCTTCGACGGCCGCTGGTACGTGCTCGGCGACTACTCCGGGCGCTACTCGCCCGAGCAGTGGGCGTCGCGCGTCGTCGCCGCGTACCGCGATCACAAGGCCGACCGCGTCGTGGCGGAGGTCAACCAGGGCGGCGACCTCGTCGTCGGCAACCTCCGCACGGTCGACCGCAACCTCCCGGTGGCGACGGTGCACGCGAAGCGCGGGAAGGCCCTGCGCGCGGAGCCCGTGTCGTCGCTGTACGAGCAGGGCCGCGTCTCGCACGTCGGTTCGCTCGCCGCGCTCGAAGACCAGATGACCGCGTGGGACCCGAGCGGCGACGAGGCTTCGCCCGACCGCGTCGACGCCCTCGTGTACGCGCTGACGGAGTTGATGGGCGGCCCGATCGTCCGCACCGACGCGCGCCCCACCGCCGCCCCGATCCGCATCGCCGAGCAGTTCTAGCCGCGCCCCGTGTCGCACCCCTCCCTCACCGCGCTGTCGCTGCTTCAGCAGGTCGCGCCCGCGCCGTACGTCGACCGCTTCGCGCGCGTCCTCGGGTCGCGCCTCGGGCCGGAGTACGTCACGAGCGTTCAGGCGCAGGCCGACCTCGGTTACTTCTACTCGTGGGCCGACCTCTTGACGGAGTGCAGGCTCCGCGACGCGCACCTCCACGGCGTGCTCCAACGGCGTGAGCTCCGCGTCGCGGGCGCCGCGTGGGAGATGCGCGCGAAGGAAGGGAGCGGCCAGCTCGGCGCCGAGGTCGCGAACTTCTGCGCGGAGCGGCTGCGCGAGATGGAGCCCGACGGCGCTTACGGGCGTTCGTTCTCGGGCATGGTCGCTGACCTCATGGGCGCCGTCTACCACGGCCGCGCGGGTCACGAACTCGTGTGGCGCGAGGAAGCCCGCGACGGCGGCGGCTCGTGGTGGCTCCCGCGCACCGCGGAGGAGATCGCGCCGCGCCGCTTCGCGATGGCGACCGACTGGCGCCTGCACGTTTGGGACGCCGCCGGCACCGGCGAGAGCGCCACGAGCGGCATCAACGTCGGGACGCCGTTCGCCAACTTCCCCGGCGTGTGCGTCGGCGAGGTCAACGCGCTCGCGCCCGGCAAGATCGTGACCTTCACGCCGCGCGTCACGGGCGGCAACCCCAACCGCGAGGGCGTCGGTCAGGTCACGGTGTGGCCGGCGGTGTTCAAGCGGATGGGCGTGCGCGAGTACGTCGCGTTCATCGCGTGGGCCGCGCGCGGGCTGCGCAAGGGCACGTACCGCGTCGAGAGCACCGAGGAGAAGCCCGGCGCGAGCGTCGACCACGAGACGAAGCTGATTGAGGCGCTCGTCAACTGGTCCGCGCAGACCGCGGCCATCATCCCCGACACCTGCACCGCCGAGGTCGAGACCGTCAGCGGCGAGGGGATGCCGCAGAACAAGTTCATCGAGTGGTGCAACAGCGAGGAGTCGAAGGCCGTCCTCGGCTCGACGCTCGGCACCGACGCGGGACAGCGCGGCGCGCGCTCGCTCGGTGAGGTGCACGAGCGCGGCGAGGGCACGTTGGCGAAGGCCGACGCGCGGATGCTCGCCGAGTCGCTGCGGCACATGCTCCTGCGCCCGCTGGTGCTGCACAACTTCGGGCCCCGCGCGCCGGTGCCCGAGATCGTGTTCGACGTGGAGGGCCCTGATGCTCGCGCCGAGACCGCGAAGATGATGGTTGAGCTCGCCCGCGGCGGCGTCGACATCGCGCAGCGCGACGTGCGCAACCTCGTCGCGGTGCCCGACCCGAAGCCCGGCGACAAGCTCCTCGTCCCCGTCGCCGGTCCCCGCGGCGGCATGGGGCCGCGCGACCCCGCAGCGGCCACCGCAGAGCCCGAGGCGCCCGCGGACGAGGCGACGCACCCGGAGCCCGCGCAGGCGCCCCCCGAGGCCGCCTAGCGCCTCCGCGGCCCCGCGGCGATGCCGGCGCGGCGGAGCGACACGAACAGCCTCCGCAGGGCGCGCGCCGTCCGGTGCGCCTGCTCGCGCTCGGCGGGCGTCTCCGCGAACACCTTGACCACGACGGCGAGCCCCTCGCCGCGCCGCCATCCGACGGACTTCGCCGCCCACGCCACCGCGTCGCGGGGCTCGAGCAGGTCGGACCCGTCGAGGCACCAGCCCCGCGCGTCTGCGAACGCCCCGAACTCCTCCCGCGTCATCGCGACCGTGAACCGCGCGCGGTGCGGCAGGAAGTAGCCCGCGCGCATCGCCCGCTCGACCCGCTTCGTCTTCACGCCCCGACGCTACCACGATGGCCGCCGCCACGATCGACATCGCCGCCACGACCGACGCCGTGATGCACAGCGTCGAGGGCTCAGGCATCACGCGCGACGAGGTCGAGCGCGAGGCGCGCTCCGTCGTCGCGCGGTGGCGTGGGGAGATGTTGTTGGACGTATCCGTCTCGCCGCCCGGCGGCTCCGGGAGACGCAGCCTAGCGCTTCGCTTTGTCCCGCGCCCCGCCCTCTGACGCATGGCCCGCTACGACCACATCGACTTCGTGCCGCCGCAGGGCGTCCGCGAGGCGTGCATGCGAGGCGTCGCGCTGCATGAGCAGGGCGTCACGGGTGACGGCATCGACGACGACACCGTCGCGTGGGCCCGCCGCCTCGCGCGGGGCGAGCGCGTCACGGCGGCGAAGGCGCGCAAGATGGCGCGGTTCTTCGGGCGCAACCAGCGCTTCGCCGCGGAGCCGAAGGACTCGCCCGCGTGGGCGTCGTGGCAGTTGTGGGGCGGCCACGCGGGCGACGCTTGGAGCGAGAAGCTCGTCGCGCAGATGGACGCCGCCGACGAGGCTTCGACGGCCGCGAGCGAAGCCGCACAGGCGCCCGCCGCGACCCCCGCGGGGCCGCAGGAGTGGTACCGCGCGCGCGTCCCGCTGCTCGTCGAGCACAACGCGAAGACGGGCGGCGCCGCCGTCTACTTCGTGCTCTTCGGCGGCGCGAGCGACGAGAGCCCGACCCACGACGTGCTCGTCGCGCCGGGCGTCACGCTGACCTTCTACGCGGACGGGCGCCTGTTCGCGCTCGACGTGGACGACGCCCGCCGCCTGCTCGGCGACGAGTTCGTCGCGTCCGCGACCGACCCCGCCCTCCAGTGCGAGTGACCATGGCCGTAAGGAACCTCACCCTCTCCGCGCGGTCGCCTCTCGGCGAGCGCACCAGCGGAGGCCCGATGCCGCCCGCGATGCTCAAGGCCGCGATCGAGCACTTCGAGTCCGTCGGGCCCGCCGACGACGCCTGCGACGACGTCATCACGCGCTCGCCCGAGGCGATGCCGATCGCCTTCGCCGACGGCGCGAAGCCCTCCGTCGGGCACTCGACGTGGAACCAGATCGCCCGCGTCGCGGAGTTCAACGGCCACGCTCAGGGGCCGGTGAAGTTCACGCCCGAGGTGTTCGCGGAGATCCTCCGCAACTTCGCGGCGAACGGCAACGGCGAGATCCCGCTCGACTACGAGCACACGAGCGAGCGCCTCCCGGAGAACGCCGCGCTCGTCGGCGTCCCCGCGCCCGGATGGGTCACGAAGGTCGAGGTGCGCAACGGCGGCCGCGAACTGTGGGCGCTCTTCAAGTGGGCGAGCGTCGACGCCGTCCGCTACGTGCGCGAGGGGCAGTACAAGTACGTGTCGCCCGCGATCAACTTCAAGTCGCGCGACAAGGTGACGGGCAAGCCCGCGGGGGCGCGGCTCACGTCCGTCGCGCTGACGAACCACCCCTTCATCGAGGGGATGCAGCCGCTCGCGGCGGACGACCGCTCGCGCGCCCTCGACGCGCTGCTGACGCCGCTCGCGCGCGCGCTGAACGTCAGCGTCGCAGAACTCGCCGCCGCGGTCGCCGCCCTCAAGCCCGCCGAGCAGGCCGCGCTCGCGGCGCCCCCCGCGGACTCGCTGCACGCACCCACGAACGCCGCGGGCGCGCCCGCCACGGAGCCGAAGATGGACCCCGAGAAGACCGACGACGAGATGGCCGAGGGCGACGCCGCGATGGCCGACCTCCCGAAGATGCAGCCCGACGCGGCGCCCGCCGCCCCCGCGGGCGACGCCGCGAAGGACAAGGCCGACAAGGAAGCCGCCGCGCAGGGCGACGGCGCGCGCGACCCCGCGGGCCGCTTCGCTTCGATGATGCGGTCGCTCGCCGCCAAGGTCGGCATGACCTACGGCGACGCCGACGCGGAGGCCGCCGAGGACGCGGTGCTCGCGCAGGTCGACGCGAAGCTCGCGGAGCTCGCCGACCTCAAGGCGAAGCTCGCCGCGATCCAGGAGCGCGAGAAGGCCGCCATGCAGGCCGACGCCGCCGCCATGAGCGACCGCGTCATCGCCGCGGGGCTCGCGCAGGCCGGCGCCCGCGAGCACCTCGCCGCGCTGTGCCTCGACAACCGCGTGGCGTTCGACGCGCTGTACCCCGTCGCGTCGATCGAGGCCGCCGAGGGCGCCCGCGCGCTCTCCGACCGCGGCGGCCCGACGCGCGATGGCGCCGCGATCCTCACGCAGCGCGTGGGGCTCTCGGGCGGCCGCGCCCCGACGACGCCCGACGGCTCGCAGACGTTCAACGACCGCGTGGAGGCCGAGACGGAGCGCGTGATGCGCGACGACAAGGTCGACCGCTTCACCGCCCGCGTGCGCGCCGAGTCGATCGTCCGCGCCTCGCACTGACCCCCACCACCCCACGAAGAGAGCACACCATGGCATCCCCCAAGGCCACGCTGAACATCGTTCAGAACGTCGTCTTCAACACCGCGGAGACCTCGATCAACCAGTACGCGGCGCTCTACATCAGCACCGCGGCCGACATGACCGTCCGCCTCCCCGCCGCCGCCGCGTCGACGCTCAAGTTCGCCGGCTTCGCGCGGCAGGCGCTCGTGAGCGGCGCCACCTCGATCGAGGTCATCACCCTCGGCCACGCCATCGCGAAGGCGGAGGCCGCCATCACCCGCGGCGACAACCTCGAGGCCGGCGGCACCGCCGGCACCGTGCAGACCGCCACCTCCGGCACCGTCATCGCCCGCGCGCTGGAGTCCGCGGGCGCGGCCGGCGACTACATCCGCGTCGAGATCCTCAAGGTCGCCTGATCGGCGCCCACGCCCCCACCACCTCACGGAGACACACCACCATGACCCGCTACTTCCAGAGGGCGTCGGCGCAGGACTTCCGGCGCGTCGCCGCGTCGCAACTCGCCAACGCCACCGGCCCCGTCTCGCTGCGCGTCGGCAACGACCTCAGCCTCGGCGACGGCTCGCACGGCGCGCTCTTCAACGTCCCGATCTCGTCGCAGTTCGCCGACAAGAGCGTCAACGCGCTCTTCAACGTGCGCGCGTACGCGCCCTCCGACGAGCGCTTCCTGCTCTCGCTGAAGGAGTCGGGCGCCGCCCCGCACCTCTTCGCCGCGCCCGCCGCGGACTCGCTGCACGTCCCGACGTACATGCCGAACGTGCTCGAGCGCTACCGCAACAACGACATGATCGCGAAGGACATCTTCCCGGTCATCAAGGTCGGCAAGCGCTCCGACAAGATCGCCAGCGTCCCGATGGGCATCGGCATGTCGAACGTCGACACGAAGCTCGCGGGGCAGGCCACGTCGATGCCGCCCGAGCTCGACTGGTCCGTCGCGACGCGCGGCACGTACCTCGTCGAGGACTACGGCCTCGTGTCGTTCATCCCCGCCGACTCGGTGACCAACGAGGACGCGCCCTTCGAGGTGCGGCAGACCACCGCCGAGATCCTCGGCGACACGCTCGACCTCGGGCAGGAGCTGCTCGTCAAGACCGTCGTCACCACGACCGGCTCGTACGCCTCGGGCTACTCCACCGCCATCGCCACCACGTCGGCGCAGTGGGACAACCCCAACAGCGACCCCGCCAACGCGATGCGCGGGTACCGCAAGAAGATCCTGAAGGCGCCCGGCACGAAGATCGTCTGCGTCCTCGGGCACGACGTGTTCATCGCGCTCCAGCAGCACCCGAAGGTTCTCGCGGCGTTCTACGGCCGCGCGGCCACCGACATGGGCGCGACCCCGACGCTCATCGCCGAGAAGCAGCTCGCGTCGCTCTTCAACGTCGACGAGGTCATCGTCGGCCGCGCGAAGTACAACAGCGCCAACGACGGGCAGACCGTCAGCATGGTGGACGTCTGGACGAACTTCGCCGCGCTCGTGTGCGTGCAGACGCGCCCGTCGCCGATCCGCACCAACGGCTTCGCCTACCAGTACCGCTACAACAACGAGGCGATGGACGTGCAGTTCATCCCGTGGCTGCTCCCCGGCGTCCGCGGCGGCGAGTACTGCAAGGTGACGCACTCGACGCAGGCGTTCGTGACCTCGCCCTACTCCGGGTACCTCGTCACCAACGTGCTCACCAACCCGAACCCGTGATGAGCCGGCGCAACCGCTACCCCTTCGCGCGCCCCGACGCCGCGCAGCCGCAGCCCGCGGCGGTGTCGTCGGGGCCCGCGCCCTCCGCCCCCGGCGCCGCCCCCGCGGCCGTCGAGGCGCCCGTCGTCGACGATGCCGCCGCCCTGCGCGCCGAGGTCGAGGCGCTCAAGGCGCAGTTGGCGGCGAAGGCCGCCGCCACGCCGCCGCCCGGCCCCGGTCGCAGCGTGCTCCGCGTGGGCTGGACGGCCGTCCACTACGGCGGCCGCGACCACGCCCCCGGCGCGGCGTTCCCCTTCGACCTCGACGCGCCGCCCGACGACGTGTCGCCGGGCTTCCTCGCGGGCCTGCGCGAGGGCGTCCACTACGTGTGGGCCGCCGAGTGACGGAGTAGAGCGTGGCGATTCCGAACTACATCACCGCGGCGGACATCATCGCCCGCCTGACGCCGGAGGCGTACTCGCGCTGGTTCTCGCGCGGGACCAACGGCACGGTGGATACGGACTTCGTCGCGCTCTGCATCGACGACGCCTGCTCCGACTTCAACCAGATGATGGCCGACGCGCTGCCGGGCGACTGGACGGCGGACGCTCACACCGTGTCGGCGATCAACAAGCGCGTGCTCGTCAACCTCGCGCTCTACTACGCCGCCGAGGCGAACCCGCGCGTCGACGCGGCGACGGGCAAGAGCGCCAACCCCTTCGACGGGCAGCGCGAGAAGGCGCGCGAGCACGCGAAGGAACTCCGGCAGGGGCACGCGCGGCGGAACTACACCGAGGCCGTCACGACGCCCGCCCCGCGCGGCGGCGCCGTGTTCGCCGGCCCCGACGGCAACGCGAGCGACGCCTTCCAAACGCCCTTCGTGCAGCAGGCCAACGGCTCGCTCCCGACGGGCTTCTGATGGGCGCGCTCGTCAACGCCATCGACGCGATGCAGGCGACGGTCGACCACGAGCTCATCTTCGCGCTCATGGAGGGCGCGGAGATCGTGGCGACCTCGGCGCAGACCGCGCACGTCTACCAGAACCGCACGGGCCGGCTCGAAGCGAACACCCGCGCCGAGAGCGTCACCGGCAGCGTGCGCAGCGGCTACCGCGTCCGCGTCGTCGGCGCGCGGCCCTACGGATCGTTCCTCGAAGAGGGGACGGCGCGCATTCAGGGCTTCGCCTTCCTGCTCCCCGCGTGGGAGCGCATGGAGGACGCGGTCGCCGCCACCGTCTCCCGCCGCCTCGTCTTCGCCCTCTGATGCCATGGCCGTTGCGACCCTCGCCGACGCCGACACGCGCCTCTACAACGCCCTCGCCGCGCTCGTGGCGGAGCCCGTGGCGGAGGCGACTCCGTTCGGCTCCGTGGGCCGGTGGGAGGGCCCCGTTCCGCCCACGGGCCTACCCGCCGCGAAGTTCCCGGCGGTGATGCTGCGCTTCGACGGCGAGCAGCCCGTCGCCCGCGACGTGCAGACGTTCGGGCTCGGCATCGAAGACCGTTCGCAGGCGAACTGGTCCGCGCTCGTGCAGCTCTATGACCCGCAGTTGATCGACCGCATCGTCAACGGCACCGCCGCGCACCCCGGCGTCCTGCGCCTCTGCGACGCCGTGAAGGCCGCGTGCAACGGCCTCTGGCTCGCGGGCGCCCACATGGAGCGCACGCTGCGCTTCGCGGGCACCGCGCGCGAGGCCGGCGGCCCGCAGCCGTCGACCGTCGTCTACGCCGTGCGCTTCGTCGCCGAGCTCGACGCGCCCAACGCCACCGACGCGCAGATCGCGGCGGACGCCTCGCCGACGCTGAACCCCGTGGCGGCCGACGTGAACATCGAGGGCACCGGCACGCCCGCGCCGAACCCCCTGGTGCAGTTCGTCGCCGCGCCGAACCCCTGAGCCTCCCGCCTCCCCCGCAACCCCCACCCCGAGAGCTTCCGCCATGCCCGAGACCATCCGCGTCCGCGCCGTCGGCGACGCGCGCCTCCCCGTGCCCGGCAGCGCCTCCGCGCGCTACGTCGGCCGCGACAAGAAGGGCGCCCCCATCGCCGAGGGCGTCGACGTGCCCGCCGACTCCTACCACCGCCGCGCCATCGCCCGCGGCGACCTCGAAGAGGTGACCTCGTGAGCATCGCCGTCGCCGGCCTCCCCGCGTCGCGCAAGACGCCCGGCATCAACTTCAACGTCGTCCTCGGCGGCCCCGGCACGTCGAGCGGTGCGGCGACGAAGTCGATCATGCTCCTCGGCAACATGCTCCCGAGCGCGATCACGGGCGCGTCGCCGTCGTTCAGCGTCGCCGCTGGCAGCGCCTCCGCTGCAACGGTGGTGAGCGTGCCGAGCGAGGCCGACGCCATCACGCTCTTCGGTCAGGGGAGCGAACTGCACCGGATGACCAAGCAAGTCTTCGCGCAGTACCCTGACGCGACGCTCTACGCGTGCCCCGTGGCGGAGGCGTCGGGCACCCGCGCAAGCGCCGTGCTCACGTTCGTCAACGCGGCGACGGCGGCGTTCACGATCCGCATGAAGATCTGCGGCGTCACGTTCGACGTGCCCGTGGCATCCGGCGCGGCCATCGCGACGATCTCTGAGGCCGTCGCCGATGCCATCAACGATCAGGCGGACCTCCCGGTCACGGCACAGTTCGCCCTCGGCGCAACGACCATCACGGCGAAGCAGAAGGGCCCCCGCGGCAACTGGATCATCGTGGACGCCTACTTCGTGGCGGCGGGCTCGACGATCGAGACGCGCATCACCACGAGCGCGGTCACGTCGCCCGGCGCGACAACGACGGGCCAGTGGTCGGGCAACGGCACCGTCTACGGCAACACCACCGCCGATGAGGTCCCGCTCGGAAGCGGCGCGACGCAGGACGACTTCACCGCGGCCCTCGCGGCCATCGAGCCCGTGCGCTACGACCGCATCGTCGGCGCGTGCATCGACGCGACGAACGCGGGCCGCGTCGTCACGCACGTCAACGCCAACGCCGGCCCGACGGTGCAGCTCCTCGAGCAGGCGGTCGTCCCGAGCGTCGACACGTACGCGAACGCCGTCACCTTCGCGACGGGGCAGAACGCGGCGCGGCTCCAGGTCGCGTGGCACTACGCGAGCCCGCTCCCGCCGCCCGACGTGGCCGCGCAGCTCGCGGCGTGCCGCCTGAACGCGGACGCCGCCGTGGGCGGCTCGCGCGTCGGCGAGGCGAGCGACCCCGCCGCCAACCTCGACGGCCTCGACCTCGCGACGGTGATCGTGCAGCGCGTCCCCGCGGACCGCCCGACGCCGACGGAGGTCGAGGGCGCGCTCAACAACGGCCTCGCGGTGCTCGCGCCCTCGGGCTCGCGCCCCGGTTACGCCGCGCTCGTGCGCTCGGTGACCTCGCGGTCGACCGCCTCGGGCGTGCCGAACTACGCCGTGATCGACACCGCGTACGTCACGGTCACCGACTACTGCGCCGACCGCTACCGCGGGCGCCTCACCACCGACCTCGCAGGCGCGAAGCTCGGCGCCGACCTCGCGAACGGCCAGCCCGCGTCGCGCGCGCCCAACGTCACCACGCCGTCCATCATCTGGCAGCTCATCTTCGGCTACCAGAAGGAGGACGAGGCCGCGGGGATCATCCGCGACGTGGACGCCAACCTCCCGCTGCTCGTGGTCGAGGCGGACTCCGGCACGCCCGGCCGCATCAACTGCGACATCCCCGTCGAGCCGGTGACCGCGCTGCACCAGGTGTTCGGCTACGTGCGCCAACTCGCGAGCCTCTGAGGAGCCCTGAACCATGGCCGTCTACTCGCAGCCCGGATTCCTGATCTACCGCGGCCGTCCCGTGCTTCAGTCGACACAGATCGACTACAAGCAGGACGGCAACAACAAGCCCGTCATGACGCTGCTGCTCGGCATGGCGGGCCACACGCCCGGCCCGACCACCGTCGAGCTCACGTTCTCCAACGCGATCCCGGCCGACGGGCCCGAGATCGACTGGAAGCAGGTCGAACTCGCGAAGGCCGAGATCCCGCTGACGTTCAAGATGGCGAACCAGTCGGTGAACCTCGTCGGGATGGTGATGAGCGTCAGCGCCTCGACGCAGACCGAGGGCACGCCCAACAAGCTCGACGTGACGTACTCCGCGCGCGTCGTGAGCGTGTGAGCGCATGGCCGGCGACGACATCCTGAAGGGGTCGAAGCTCTCGAAGATGCTCGCGGGGCGTTCGCGCCCCGTGCGCGTCTTCGACCTCGAGGTGGTCCGCGAGGGCAACCCCGAGGGGCTCAAACTCGCGGTGCGCACGCTCTCCACCGAGGAGACCATCCGCGCGCAGAGCGACGCGACCGCGTGGCTCGTGAAGGTCGGGTGGAGCCGCGAAGACCTCTTCGGCGACGCTGGCAACGCGGCGCTCAACCTCGAGACGATGGTCCGCATCCTCGCGGTCGCGCTCGTCGACCCCGAGGCCACCGAGGTGCCGTTCGCGAAGGACGCGGATGAGCTCCGCAAGTGCTTCGACGCGGACGAGATCCGCGCGTGTTTCGACGAGTACAACGCGCACGTCACGGAGCGGTCGCCGTTCCGGTTCCTGAAGTCGCTCGCCGAGGCGCGGGAGGTCGCCGACGCCCTGGGAAAAGGGCTGACCTCAGCGACGAGCTTGCCGCGCTTCGATACCACTTCGCTGCGGCTCATCATCAGTTCACTGGTCGAGCGGGCGACACGGCCGACGACGCCGAGATCCTCGGCTACCTCGCAGCCCACCGACTCGCCCGGCGACTCCTCGCCGAGCTCGACGCCCAGCCCCCCGGTGATGACGGTGTCGGAAGGCTGATGTCGGCGCTCCTCTCCCGCTCCTGACGCATGGCCCGCGCGGTACTCGAAATCGACGGCGACACCTCGGGCCTCGTCGCGGCGTTCGGCGCCGCGAAGAAGGCCGCCGAGGACGCCGAGCGCGCGGCCAAGCGCAGCGGCGGCGCCTACCGCGAGAGCGCCCGCAACGCCGCGGCCGCGGAGCGCGCGGTGGTGACGGAGGCGCAGCGCGCCGTCGCCGCCACCGTCCGCGCCGAGCAGCAGCGCACCCGCGCCGCGCGCATGAGCGCCGAGGCCCGCAAGCGCGCCGAGGAGGACGCCACCCGCGTCGCCCGCGAGGAGGCCCGCAAGCGGGGGCTGTCCTCGGAGCAGGAGGCGCGGGTGAAGCAGAACGCGCTCGAACGCTACACGCGCCTCTACGAGCAGGAGGAGCGCCGGCAGACGGCGGCCGCCGAGCGCGAGGCGAACAAGCGCCGGCAGGCGTGGCAGCGGTCGTTCAACGAGTGGCGCCGCGGCGTCGAGCAGGGCCACCGCGAGGAGCGCCGCACCGTCGAGCGCGCGGCCACCGTCGCCGGCAGCGCGGCGGGCGGAGCGGTGGGCTTCGCCGGCACCGCGGCGGGCATGATCCGCGACGCGCGCGCCTCCCGCGCCGGGGCGGAGCGCAGCATCGGGAACGCGCTCTTTCAGGCTGGCGGCGAGCGCCGCGATGTGGTCGCCGCGATGCAGAGCGTCTCGCAGTTCGCCGCGCGCGAGGGCATCTCAACCGACACGATCGCAAGCGCCATGCAGTCCGCGCAGGGCGAGTTCTCGGTGTTCGGCGACGCCCACACGAGCGCGACGACGCGGCAGGAGCGGCTCGGCGCATTCCTCGACAACGTCAAACTTGCGCGTGACACGGGCAACGACGAGGCGGAATTCGCGAGGCTCGCGGGTCTCTTCAGCAACCAGAACATCGACCCGACGACGCAGCGCCAACTGCTCCTCTACGCCGCGGGCGCGGCGCAGCGCGGCGCAGTGGAGGTCGGCGCGATCACGCGGCAGTCCATGCCCGCGATCACGTCGCGCATGGGTACTGCGATGGCGCAGGCGCGCGCGTCCGGCCGCAACCCGCAGGAGGCGGCCGTCGCGGAGTTCCGCGAGGCGATGGCGGAACTTGAGGTCGCCCGCGGGACGCAGGGCGCCACGCCGCGCGAGGCGGGCAACGCAATGCGCAGCCTCACGAACTCTCTCCAGAGCACGGTCACGCAAGACCGCCTCCGCACGAACATCTCCACCGCCCTTGGCGCGAACAGCGCCCTTGAGCAACGGCTGTTTGAGGCAGACCCGAACCGGCGCGGCGAACGGCGCCTGCGCGAGCAGTACCGCAGCGGCATCGACCTCGTCTCCGCGTTCGGCGAGGCCGGCATCTCCTCGACGCAGTTCCAGAACATCGTCCGCGGAGGCGGACACGGCAACCCGCAGTCGATGCTCGCCAACGAGCGTCGCATCCTCGGCAACTTGCTGAACGCCGACGCAGAGGGCAAGACCGGCATCCAGCGCGTCCGCGACATCCGCGACCCGAGCGTCGCCCTCTCCGAAGCCGACGTCACCCGCGGCGCTGGCGTCTTCGGCGGCGACGAGCAGGCGCGCCTCGCGCGGCTCGAAGAGACCCGCCTGAACGCGCTGACGACGAACACGGAGAGCATCGAGCGCCTCACGCACGCCGTCGACGGCTTCGCCGCGCGCAACCCCATCGCGACGGCGGGCGTCGCCCTCGGCGTCGGCGCCCTCGTCACCACCGCCGGCGCGAAGGTGACCGCGGCGGGCGTCGCCGCGCTGCTCGCGGGCGAGAACAACCACGCGCTGATCACGGGGCGCGACATCGGCGGGCGTCAACTCTCCGTCGGGGAGCGCGCGTTCCGCGGCGCCTCGCTGCTCCTCGCGGGCACCGTCGCGGGCCCCGTCGGTGCGCTCGCCGCGGGCGCCCTCGCGGGCGGTCGCGACGTGGCGGGCGCGGTCCCGCGCGGCGTCGCCAACGAGGCGCTGACGATGGTCACGCGCGCGCTGACCGACCTGAACGCCACGCTCCGCGGCGGCATCACCGCGAACGTCTCCCCCGTCGACGCCGCGCACGCCGCGGCCGCCGCCCCCGCGCCCGAGGCGCCCGCCCGATGACCGACGTCCTCGCACGCACGCAAGAGGCTTCGTACGAGGGGCTCGCGTTCCCCGTCGAGTCGGCGGAGACGCAGGGCGGCAACGACTTCGCGCAGCACGTCGCGTACAGGCGCCGCGGCGCCGACATGGAGTTCACGGGGCTGCGCGCCTACTCGGGCACGCTCGTGATTCCGATCTTCGACGCGCCGCAACTCGTGCAGCGGTACGGCGACCCGCTCGCGCTGCGGTACGACCTTCAGGAGAAGTTCGAGACCGCCCCCATCGGGACGCTGACGCACCCGACGTTCGGCACCTTCCGCGCGGCGATCACCGATTGGTCGGAGCCGCTCGACCCGATGGTGCGCGGCGGCACGCGCTGGACGGTCAAGTGGACGGAGCACAACGGCGAGGCGGGGAGCCTGCTCGCGCCCGAGTCGCCCGCCACGGCGCCGACGCAGCCCGAGACGCTCACGCGCGCGTCGCAGGCCGACGCGGCGGGCGCCAACCTCGCCGGCTACACCCCCGCGACGCCCTCGGTGCGGTCGGGCCTCGACGCGCTCTCCGGCGTGGCGGTGGGCTTCACCGCGGCGACGACGGCGATCAACGCCATGCTCGGCGTCGTCAACGGCAACCTCGCCCTCCCGGCGATGGGGCGCGTCGGCTCCTACGAGGCGCTCGTCGCGTCGCTCGCGCTGCGCGCCGCCGTCCTCGGGCTGCGCGCGCAGTACCTCCCGTCGCCGACCGCGCGCTACTACACCGTCCCCGTGGGGATGGCGCTCTTCGAGGTGGCCCAACTGGTCTACGGCGACGCCTCGCGCGTCGGCGTGCTCCTCGGCGCGAACAGCGTCTCCGACCCGCTCCTGCTCGCGCCCGGCCGCGTGATCCTCGTCCCCCCGCTCCCCGCGTCGTGACCGTCGAGAGCTACACCACCGACCACGAGGTCAAACTCACGCTCGCGTCCAGCGGCGTCGAACTCGACGTGTGGGACGAGTACGCGATCACGCTCGACATGCTCACGCCGGGGTCGCCGTTCACCTTCGCGCTGTGGTACTCGCGCGACCGTCAGACGACGTGGGAGGTGCTGCGCCGCACGGTGAAGGTCGGCGACTCCGTGGTGCTGTCCATCGACGGCGCCCCGCAGTTGAACGGCCGCATCGAGACGATCCGCACGCCGGTCGACGGCCACGGCTCGCGGACGATGGTCATCACGGGCCGCGACCTCGCGGGCCCCGCGCTCGACTTCGACGCCGACCCCGCGATCAACGTCGTCGGGCAGCGCCTCGAAGACGCGCTCCGCCGCGTGTTCGCGTCGGTCAACGTCCCATTCCGCATGACCACGGCGGACGCGGCGCGCGAGGTCACCACCAAGAAGGCAGCGAGCCGCGGCAACGGCGCCGACGCCGCGCGGCTCGCCGAGCTCGACGCCATCGCGTCGTCGCCCCCGACGCTCATCGTCCCGCCGACGCAGCCCACGATCACGGCGCTCGGCATCGGCGCGCCCCTCGGCCGCGCGGTCGGCATCCGCGTCGACCCGATCAATCTCACGCCGATCGACCCCGCAGCGGGGCTGCGCGCGTCTGCCGCCGCCGAGGCCGCCCGCATCCGGGCGCGGCAGCGCGCTGCACGGAACAAATCCGTGATCGTCGACGAGGCGCACCCGCGCCCCGGCGAGCGCGTGTGGCAGTTCGCGGAGGCGATCGTCGCGCGCCTCGGGATGCGCCTGTGGGTGTGCCCCGCCGCCGACGGCTCGCTGACCGTCGTCGCCGACCGCCCCGACGACTCGACCTCCCCGACGTTCGCCTTCACCCGCGTGCTGCGCGACGGCACGGACACCGGCGCCGGCAACGTGCTCGCGTCCACCGAGGAGATCAACCTGCGCGGCGTCCCGACGGCGGTCGCGGTGTTCGCCGGCTCCGGCCGCGGCGACAAGGTGAGCGCGCGCGGGCGCGCCATCGTCGAAAACGCGCGGCTCGGCGACCGCGCCGTCACGCGCGGGTTCGTGCTCCGCCCGACGCCGCTGCAACCTCGCTTCGCGCGGAGCGACCGCGCCCGCACGCGGCAGCGCGCCGAGCAGGAGGCGCAGCGCATCATCACCGACGCGATGGCCGGCTTCCGCGTGTACACGGCGACCGTCCGCGGCCACGGCCAGCGGGTCGACGGGGCCGCGCGCCTCTTCGCCATCAACACCACGGCGCGCGTGTTCGACTCGACGCAGACCGACCCCGACGGCAACCCGCTCGACGAGGTGATGCTCATCACGCGCCTCGAGTTCCGTCGCAAGCGCGAGCAGGGCGTGAGCGCGGGCGCCGGCACCCTCACCACCGCGACGCTCGTGCCCCTCGGCGCGGTCGACCTCACCCCGACGCAATCCTGATGCTCTCGTTCGTCAACGTCGCCCGCTTCGTGGTCTCGACCGCGCGCCGCGTGCTCACCGCGTCCATCCTCGGCGCGGGCGACCCCGGCGACGACGCGAGCGCGGAGCGCGTGGACGGGTGCGAGGTGGCGCAGCCCCTCGGGCTCTTCGCGCAGCCCGCGGTCACCGCGAACACGGAGGCGCTCATCGCCCGCATGGGGGACGAGGTCGTCATCCTCGCGGTGGTCGACAAGAGCCGCCCCGCGCAGAACGTCGAGGCCGGCGAGACGCGGCTGTACGGCGTCGGCGCGTCGAACGCGGCCACCGTGATCCGCCTCCGCAACGACGGCTCCATCGAGATCACCGCGAAGAGCGGCGCGAGCGTGTCCATCAACGTCGACGGCGCGGGCGACGTGGTGCTCGACGGCGGCTCGCTCAAGGCCGCGCGCGTCACCGACCCCGTCAACGTCGCAGTCATCACGGCGACGGCGGGCCCCTACCCCGTGACCTTCTCGACGGCCTTGGTGAACGCCTCGGGCGTCCCCGGCGTGCCGACCGTGGGCGCAACGGCAACCATCTCCGGCGTCATCGCGTCGAGCGGCGGCGCCGCGCATGTGAAGGCGTAGCAACGATGTCGATGTTCGCGGGCGACAGCGACTGCACCACGGGGCTCTCCGGGCGCATCTACACCTACCTCACGGGCGACAGCCGCAACGGCTTCTCCTCGCCGATGACCGCGGCGCAGTCGGGCGCCGTCAAAGCGCTCTGCTACGCGGTCGCGCGCGGCGTCGTCGCCGAGGTCAACGCGAACGGCGCCTGCTCGATCACCGTGAGCATCGACCAACTCGCGGCGGGCGTCCCCGCCTCCGCGACCATCCTCGGCGGCAGCATCTCGTGACCGCGTCCGTCCCCGTCTACGCCGTCACGCGGCGCCGCGACCCGACCTCGGGCGAGGTGGTGTTCGACGGCAACCGCTGGGCCTCGTCGCCGTCGCCGATGGCCGAGGTCGTGCTGATGGTGCTCCGCTCGCGCCGCGGGCAGTGCCTCGCCGACGCGACGTTCGGCGTGCCGTGGGACCGCGTGCGGAAGCTCGCGACGGGCGCGGCCGCGGCGGCGAAGGCCGCCATCGAGGAGGGGCTCCGCTACCTCGTCAACGAGGGGAGCATCGCGCGCCTCGCCGTCGAGACCGAGGTCGACGTTCAGCGCGGCGCGCTCCTCTACACCGTCACCTTCACCGACCCGCGCCTCGACCGGCGCGTGCGCATCAACGGGGCCGTCTAGTGGCATTCGCAGGGCAGACCGTCGACGAGATCACGAGCACGCTCCTCGGGTACTGGCAGACGGAGTACGCCGCCGCCACGCCGCCGCGGACGCTGCTCGTCTCCCGCGGGAGCGACGCTTGGATGTGGGCCCGCGGGCTCGCGTACATCCTCCAGGGGCTCGACGCGCAGGCCGCGCAGAACGCCCGCGACATCCTCCCGGACCAGGCGAGCGACGAGGCCGTCGCGCGCTTCGGCAACGTCTACGGCGTGCCGCGCCGTCCCGGCGTCGGCGCGCAGTTCACCGTGATCGTCACCGGCGCCCCGTCGACCACCTTCGCCGTCCCCGTCGGCAGCGCGCTCGCGTGGACGGACGGGACGCTCTACTCCCCGCTCGCGCCGTCGGTGACGACCGACGTGTCGGGCAACGCGAACCTCGACGTCGAGGCGACCACGACGGGCGCGAGCACGACCCGCGACGCGGGCGACGTGCTGACGTGGCAGAGCGCCCCCGCGGGCCTCAGCCCCACCGCGACCGTGTCGACGTCGATCACGACGGGCGCCGACGTGGAGTCGATCGGCGATTGGGCGCAGCGGATCATCGGGCGGCTGCGGGAGCGGCCGGGGTCGGGCAACCGTGCGGACGTGAAGGCGTGGTGCGAGGCGTTCACGGGGCTCGACATCCGCGACGTGTGGGTCTACCCGCTGCTTCAGCCCCCCGCGAGCGCGCCGGGCCTCGGCACGGAGAACGTCCTCGGCTGCTGGACCGCCGTCTGCGCAGGGCCGCCGCAGGGCGACCGCCCCAACAACACGCGCGTGCTCGGCGGCAGCGCGGGCGGGACGCTCGCGACGGTGGTCGCGTACATCAACGGGCTCGTCGACCCGTCCGGGCTCGTCGTCACCGACGGCGTGCAGCTCCGCCCCGTCACGATGGCGAACGCGGACTGGACCGTCGAGACGATCGTCGAGGCGTCGCAGAACGTGCAGGCGACGGTCATCACCAACGCCGCCAACCGCTTCAGTTTCTCGGGCTTCGCGCCCGTGATCGATGCGTCGAGCACCGCAATGAGCCTCGTCGCGTCGGGCGACTTCACGTCGGGCGTCACCGACCTGACGAACCTCGCGGTGCTCGTCAACGTCGGCACCGCGAACTACCGCGGCGGCTACTACCGCGTCGTCCTGCCGCTCGGCACGTACAACGGCGGGACGGGGTTCACGACGTGGAACCTCACCGCGACGCCGCTCCCCGCCACGCCGTCGGGCACCATCTACGGCTGCCCGGGTTGCTGGGGAAGTCTGCGCCTCGCGGTCTTCGACTACTTCGACGCCCTCGGGCCCGGCGACACGTCGCCCGCGGGCCGCTTCCCGCCCGAGGACGCAGCCGACCGCGCGACGCTCTACCGCGACGCCCTGCGCGGCATCATGGCGGGCGTCCCCGGCGTGCTCTCAGCGAACGTCACGACGCCCGGCGCGGACGTGACGCCCAACCGCAAGACGGTCGTGACGCTCGGCACCTTCCTGGTGATCGGCTCGTGAGCACCCGCTACGTCAGCCGCCCCGACGACGCGGTGTACGTGATCCCCCGCCCGCGCGCGTTCGGCGTCTTCTTCTCGCGCTCGCTCGACCCGTCGGGCGACGCGCTCGTCTCCGCGGTGCTGCTGCGCGAGGGGCTCGTGTACCTGATGTTCCCCGACCCCGCGCGCCCCGTCGGCTACCTGCTCGCGACGGCGACGGGTGGCAAGGCGTCGGGCTCCTACGAACTCCCGTCGAACATCTCCGGCGGCGCGCGCGGCGTGCCCGAGGGCGTCTTCCTCTCGCAGATGAACCAGGCGTGGCGGAAGTGGGCCGCGTCGGTCGGCATCAACCCCGACTCCGCCGAGAACGGCCCCGCGAGCGCGGGCGGCCCCGTGTGGGTCGTCCCCTCGGGCTCCCCCTCCGACCCCGACCCGCACCTCTCGTCCCTCGCCGTCGCGGCGAAGGCGTGGGGCTGGCAGCGGGTGGTTACAGCGTGACGCACCTCGAGCCGTCGCACCGCTGCCCGTCGCCGCAGCCGCGGCCGCAGGCGCCGCAGTTCGTGAGCGTCGTCGTCGGCGTCTCGCAGCCGTTGGACGGGTCGGCGTCGCAGTTGCCGAAGCCGCCTCGGCACCCGACGAGCGCGCAGACGCCCGCGGCGCACGTCGTCGAGGCGTTCGCCCGCTCGCACGTCGCGCGGCACGCCCCGCAGTCCGTCGGACTCGTGCGCGTGTCCACCTCGCAGCCGTTGGCGGCGTTGCCGTCGCAGTCCGCGCGCCCCGGCAGGCACGCGAGCCCGCAGCGCCCCGCGGCGCACGTCGCGGCCTGCGTCGCCGTCGAGCCGCACCGCGCCCCGCACGCCCCGCAGTTCATCGGGTCGGCCGCCGTCGCCGTCTCGCAGCCGTTGGCCGCCGATCGGTCGCAGTCGGCCCGTCCCTCCATGCACGCTGGCGGCCCGTCCGTGGGCGTCGGAACGTCCGCCGCGGCCTCCGGGCCATCCGCCCCCGCGTCGGGCGCTGCGGGGCCGTCTACGGGCGGCGGCGGGGGATGCCCCGCCTCGGGCCCGGCGTCGGCCCCCGGGCAGGCGCACGCGCCCCACACGCCCGCCGGCCCGCACTCCTGCGCGCCCTGCGCCCCGCCGGGGCACGGGCACGCGGCGACGCGGCCGATGGCGCCGCACGACGCGGGCGGCTCCCCGGCGCAGGCGACGAGCAGGGCGAAGAGGACGACGAGGGCGAGGGGTGGCGACCGCATGGCCCCATGCTACGCGCGCCGCGCCGAGGGGGTCGACGCTGGCCGTGTGAGCAGGGGCGGCAAGGTAAGCGCATGACGTACTCCGCCCCACAGGGCCCCTTCCTCCAAGCGCTCCCGACGGAGAACAGCGTCGAGGGCGCCATCGCGCGCCAACTCCTGCGGCTCCTCGGGCCCGCGGTGCAGGCGCCCGACGGCTCGCTGAACGCCGCCGACGCGCTCGCCCTCGGCGCCGCCCTGCGCGACGCGCGGCAGACGCAGCTCGACAGCGCCTCTCAGGCGTTCGTCGACTCGGCGACGTACATGCTCACGGAGCTCGAGCAGCTCTACGGCGTGCTCGTCGACGAGATGATGACCGACGCCGCGCGGCAGGCTCGGCTCACGGCGTTCGTCCGCACGGTGATCGGCGCGAGCCCGCAGAACATCGAGAGCGCGGTCGCCGCGTACACCGGCTCCGCGACCGTGCGGGAGACGAGCGTCGCCGCCGCGCTGCGCAGCGTCGTGACGCCGACGGCCGACGACTACCGCAAGGTGTTCCACTTCGCGGTGATCGTGCCCCTCGCGATCGTGTCGAGCCCGACGGCGTACGCCGAGGCCGTCGCGATCGTCGCGCGGATGCTGCCTGCGCACACGTCGGCGAGCATCGCCAACGCGACCCCCTTCTACGTCGACGGCGAGAGCGACTCCCTCGTCGACTACACCGCCCTCGGAGGCTGAACGACCGTGCTCGTCTTCAAGAACTACGGCCCCGGCAACAAGATTTGGAGCGTCGAGCTCAACACCATTCAGGAGCGCGCCGCGTCCGCGCTGGTGTCGTCCGCCGCGTCGAACGACCTCGCGGCGATGGCGAGCGGCTCCGTCGCGATCGTGTGGCAGTACGCAAGCACGCTCGCGACCGGCAACCTGCTGACGATCATCGGGAAGACCGTCGTCGTCTCCGACGGCGCGGGCGGCACCACCACCGCCGCCGTGTCGTGGCGCGACCGCGTCTTCTACTCGTCGTTCTGCCGGCTGTTCGCGTCGGTCAACAACATCCCCGGCGCGGTCAACGACTACGAGTACGGCTTCGCCGGCTCGAACTACTCCAACTTCCCCGGCTACCTCGGCAACGGCGCGAAGGACGCTGGCGGCGCGAACGTCACCGCCGGCAACCCGCCCGTGCCCGCCGCGGGCTCGTCGTGGGCGCCGCTCGTCACGTCGAGCCTGTACCTCTACGTCGACCCCGCCGACGACGCGCTGAAGCTCTACAACGACACGGGCTCGACCATCACCGCGCCCTTCCTGCACCTCGAGCTCAGCGCGCCGACCGGCAAGCGTTGACGCCCTCCCGACCTCCCCGAACCACGTCCACCCGCGCGCCCGCGGCACCCGCCGCGCTGCGCCCTCACACGCCCACGGAGACCCCCAGCACCATGCCGAACTACCCCGAGTCCCTCACCGTCGCCCTGCGCGCGTACGGCCCCGCCGACTTCAACGGCGCCCTGACCCTCACCGACGCGCCGCAGACCTCCGGCACGCGCACGCTGCTCACGCTGACGGGCGTCGCCGACACCGGGATCACTGCGAGCACCGAGCAGAGCGACGCCGTCTTCAACGGCGCGCGCACGCTGACGTGGGCGACGGGCGCGCTCACCAACCAGCGCAGCTTCCGCTTCGCCGCGCCGACGCTCGCCTTCGCGGGCGCCTCCACCGTCACCAGCGCCGCGACGGTGTACATCGACCGCGCGCCGCAGGCAGGCACCAACGCGACGCTGACCAACGCCTACGCGCTGTGGGTCGACGCGGGCACCACGCGCCTCGACGGCACCACGCTGTTCAACGGCGCGATCACCGCGGACACCACCGACTCGTCGGGCACGCCCGGCGCGGCCACGATCAACAAGCCGAGCGGCAAGGTCGCCATCGCCATCGGACAGTCGTCCGTCACCGTGACGAACTCGCTCGTGACCTCGGCCTCCACCGTGCTCGCCGTGCTCCAGTTCGCCGACGCGACCGCGACGACGATCCTGAACGTCGTGCCGACCTCGGGCGCGTTCACGATCAACGTCAACGCCAACGCGACGGCCGCGACGAAGGTCGCGTTCCTCGTCCTCAACTGACCGGGGCGCCGCGGATGGCCTACAAGCTCACGCAGGGGCCCGCGGTCATCCGCGCGGCCTCCCTCACCCTCACCGGCACGCTCGCCAACGTCCTCGGCGACGCCGACTCCGACAACGCCAACGCGACGAGCGGCGCGGTCGCGATCGGCGCCCTCGCGACGCTCGTGCTCCGCGTCCCCTACACGCGCCACGGCTCGTCGACCACGGGCCGTCCCATCGTCCGCGTGTACGGCTCGCTCGACGCCGAGGGCACCGCGGCCGCGTCGGTGTCCAACTGGCAGGGCGTCATGCTCCTCGACGGCTCGTCGTTCTCCTCGGGCGCCGTCGAGCTCTACCCTGAGCAGATGAAACTCAACCCGAGCGCATCGGGCGCGACCGTGTTCTCGTCGCACCTCATCAACGTCTCGCCGTTCAACTGGATTCTCGTCCAACTCGCCGACGTGGACGGCACCAACCCCGGCGAGGTCGCGAACCTCGCGTACGGGGGCGCGACGTGAGCGCCGTCGACCCGAACAACCCGGTGATCGTCATCCCGGGCGGCGGCGGCGCCTCCATCCCCGCGGCGCCGGCCGACGTCCTGCTCGACGTGGGCAACCCGTCCACGCTGACGGGCCTCGACTCCGGCGGCATCGGCACGTCGTACACCCCCGCGGC